AGGTTAGGTAAGGATAGGTTAGGTAAGGATAGTAGTAGTAAAGAAGAAATTCCTGCTACTACTACTCAGCCTAATGCACATGATTTTTATCAAAATAACTTTGGAATAGAAAACCCAACAGTTATGCAGACGATTGAAATGTGGATTGAAGATTTGAACCAAGAGCTTGTTATTGAAGCTATGCGCAGAGCTGCGATTGATCAAAAAGGATTTAGATATGCTGAGGGCATAATGAGAAATTGGGATAAGAAGAATATCCGGACTATGGAACAAGTAGAAGCGGAAGATGTTGCATTTGCAAATCAGAGCAAAAAGAAAACTTCTTATTCTAAACAACCAGTTAGAAAAGAAGTTCTGCCAGATTGGGCGAAAGACGATTACGAAGAGCCGAAAGAGAAGCCAGCAAGTGTAGAAGATCAGCAAGCGTTTAGAAACAGGCTAGAGAAAATTAGATCTAAAAAGAAGGTGGAAGAAAAATAAATGTTGCAATTAACGATAATCGGAAAACCAATAACCAAGAAAAACAGCCAGCGTATATTGAGGAATAGACGGACGGGCAAGCCATTTGTTGCCCCGTCTGCTCAATATGAGCGATACAAGAAAGATTTTATCATCCAAGCAATGTCAGCCAAACCGAAAGAACCAATCAACAACCCTGTCTGCATTACTGCTTTGTATTATATGCCAGACAAAAGACGCGTTGATATTACTAATTTGATGAACGCAACACATGACTTGCTGCAAGATTCAGCAATCATTGCAGATGATTCTTCAAAGATCGTTAAGTCGGTTGATGGATCAAGAGTATTGCTAGATAGAGAGAACCCGAGAGTTGAGATATTGATTAAGGAATACGAGGAGTGATCATATGTGTGAAGTACCAAAAACTGAAAAGCAAAAAATGATGATTAAGCTCCATTCTTGGATGCATGAGAATAGAATCAAACCAAATGGACCTATAAAAGAAGGATTTGGAGGATACAGACAAGAAGGAGCGACTAGACAAGGGATAAAGCTTTATCTCGTAAACAGGCATGGTATACACGTTTGGAGAGGTGTGGAAAAAGGTTGGAGAAAGTTGGTGTGATGTGGATCTAAAAACGGTAAACAGCATATTAGGCATCACAGAATCTTATCAAGCTCCTGAGAAACTTATGAAAACATTGTTTGATAAAGAAAAACGAGAAGCAATGTTCAAAAAGTTTCTTGAACATGAACATAAAATGGACTTTGATTGGTTTCATGAATATTTTCAAGAGGAACATGCAGAAAAGAAAAGTAAGAAACAAGATTTCACTCCGCAATCCATTTCTCATCTGCTAGCTAGATTGACAGTAGGAGAAAATGGATGCGGCAGAACGTTAGATGTAGCGGCTGGAACAGGCGGGATCACAATCGCTAAATGGCATCACGATCGCTTACAACAATCTCCATGGGAATACAAGCCGTCAAATTACTTTTATCAGTGTGAGGAGTTATCAGATAGAGCTATTCCTTTCTTGCTGTTCAATTTGATGATTAGAGGCATGAACGCAACTGTTGTGCATGGTGATTCGTTATTGAGAGAAGCAAAGCAGATCTACTTTATCCAAAACGAAAACGATGACTTCATGGCGTTCAGCTCTTTAAACGTGATGCCTCATAGTGAAGTAGCTGCTAAAGAGTTCGGCGTGAAAGAATGGCTGGAAGACGCTATTGAGCATACTGAAAGCGAAGGAATGCCAGAACATTTAAAAGGAGTGGTCAATAATGGAAAGTGAACTATTTGTTGACTACTTCAAGGAATGGGTTGAAACGTATAAAGTCGGCGCTGTCAGAGATGTCACGCTGAATAAATATAAGATGACACACAGAAGTTTAAGCAACATCGTTCCTGATTTAACGATAGACAAGTTGGATAGGCGTGTGTATCAGAAAATACTTAATGAATACGCTAAGACACACGAAAAAGCAACGACTACCGACTTTCATCATCAAGTCAAAGCGTGTGTCCAGGATATGTTCCACGATGGCATCCTGGATAGGGATCCGACATATCGAGCAATCATCAAAGGTAAGAAGCCAGATCATCGTAAAAAGAATAAGTTTCTGCAAATTGATGAACTGACAAAACTGATCCGATCACTAGACCTATCAAATGGAATCAATAGTGATTGGCTCATCATGATTATCGCTAAAACAGGGTTGAGATATGCAGAAGCTTTAGCGCTAACGCCAGCCGACTTTGATTTTGATCAAAATGTGCTGCATGTCAATAAAACGTGGAAATACAAGTCTAAAGATGGCGGCTTCGTTGAAACGAAAACATCAACATCGATCAGGACGATTGCGATTGACTGGCAAATCGTTGGACAATTCAGGCCAGTTATACAAGGGATGCCAGAGAATGAACCAATATTCGTTAAAAAGAATAAAGATGGATCGTACGTAAGGCAGTTCAATTCAACGATAAACGGTTACTTGGAAAGAAAGTGTAAAGAATTAGAAATCACGATCATCAGCATTCATGGTTTGCGGCATACGCATGCAAGTGTTTTGCTTGCTGCAGGCGTTTCGATTCATTCGATTTCAGCAAGGCTAGGGCACGCTAATGTAACGGTGACACAAGAGACTTATGCTCATGTTTTAGATGATCTGAAGCAGAAAGACAACCAGAAAATAATCGGAACATTGATGCAGATAGCGTAGGTGACAAGATGCGAAGATGGACAACTGAAGAAATAGATATCCTGAAGGAAGAATATGGCAACAGACGAATAGAGACTTTGCAGATGGAATTAAATAGGAGTGAACAGTCAATATTAAATAAAGCTGTTCGATTAGGTATCACACAGAAAGAAAATGGAAGCTGGTTCACGGTAACTGACTTTTGTGAAGCAACAGGGATAAGCAGAACAACTGTTCAATATTGGATTAACGAGTGCGATTTCCCTGCTAAGAAAAGTAAGACAATTGCAAAGAAATATGTGCGAATATATCCAGATAGTTTCTGGATTTGGGCAGAAGAAAACAAACATCGTATCCAATGGCCAGAGTTTCCAAAATATATTTTCGGAAAAGAACCTGATTGGGTAGATGTGGCGAGAAAAGCAGGGAAATCCAAAGTGGGCAAGCGCAGACCGTGGACAACCTGGGAGATCAGCGAATTAAAATTTCTATTGAACCAAGAAAAATACACTTATCCAGAAATTTCAGAAAAGTTAAACAGATCTCAAGGAGCGCTGAAAAGAAAGATATATGACTTGAACCTACCCTGGCCGGTATATGTCAACCGTACGGCAGTTCCTCCATACACGCAAGAAGAAATAGACAAAGCGATAGACTTGTATAAAAGCGGATATCCATTGGCGGAAGTTGCCAAAATGATCGGCAGGACAGAAATGGGATTAAGAGGAAAGCTGGAACGATCAGGGTACAGAATAACTGGAAAGAAAATAATTAGGGAGTGACGAACAATGGAAAAGCTAAAACCTTCCTACTACCACAACGGCAACATAGACGTTATCAAATTTGGCGAAGAAAACTTCACACAAGATGAGCTGAAGGGTTTTTACAGAATGAACGTGCTGAAATATGTAACACGTTTTGACAAGAAGAACGGCTTGGAAGATTTGGATAAAGCGGGTTATTACTTGGATAAATTAAAAGAGATTGCAAAGGAGGAAAATGACGATGAATAGAGAAAATAGGAAAGAAGCGTTTGAACAACTTAGAAAAATAGAAAGAGATTATGGTTCTGTTGTTGCTCTAGACGAAGGACATGCAGAATTGGTTAGATTGAGAGCACTTTATGGTGGCAAGTTGATCGCTGACAATACTGAGGACGAGAGAAGAGCTACAAAAATAAACAGTCACAAGAGAGGCAGAGGGAGTTCTAAAAAAACTGCTGTTTATAAAGACGGTAAAGTGCTTGAAGTATTTCCTTCGTTGAAGAAAGCCACTGTGTATTTTAATTTCCCTTACAGTGCTATCAAAAGGCAAATGAAAAAAGGTTGGGGTTATCGGGATGGATATAAATTCGTGTATGCAGGTGAAGAAAGATGAGACCGACAAGAATAGTAGTAGGCGAGAACATCGAACGTTACCGCAAAGAGTTAGGCATGAGCATCACACAGTTAGCTGCAAAGATGGGGATGAATGCGACACAAATCGATCGTTACGAGAACGCTGAAACAAACATGGGGATTGATAAGCTAGACGAATTCGCTTGTTGCTTAAAAGTCAAAACGATTGATTTGGTGGAAGATTGGGAGGACTAATAAATGAAAGTATGGGTAGTGGTAATCGAAAAGAAAGATGGCACGAGTGAAATTGTCGGAGTTTTTAAAGATGTCGGAGATGCGATGGTTAAGAGTGAATACACTAACAAACTAGGTAATGATGACTATAAAGAAATATATATTCAGGAACATGAAGTTGTGGAAAATACAGGTCAAACTATGAATCTCAAAGAGTTCTCAGAATTTGCGAAAAGAGAGTTAGAGAAATGACCAAAACATTCGCCATCTACAAAGGTTATCAACTCCTTGCAGAAGGAACAGCAAAACAGTGTGTAGAGAAGTTGGTGTAAAGGAGGGATAGTATGGAAAGCTGGGTAAAAGATACGAAAGGTTATGAATATTTTGTAAGTAATAAAGACACGTTTGATCGTGGCTGGGAAACAATGGTTTTTATGTCTGAAAATCAAGAGGTCACTGACTGGGGAGAAGTTTATCAGGCGCTATATGATAACGTAGACCAAGCCGTGGCAGGTCATGACCATGCTGTACGTTTGTTTAGAGAAATAGAACAGGAGGAAACGGAATGAAAACAGAAAAGAATTATCTTGATTTAGTTAGAGAATATTTCCCTAACATTTCAGATGAAAAAGCAGACTGGATATTGTGGGAAAAAACGCCTTTTCCAATGATAACTGACGAAAAAGAAATAAGGAGATATTTGGCAGAATATAAGAAGGATTTGGAATACACAAAAGGAACTCTTAACTCAAATCGAATTTAAGCTGAAGGAGGAATCGGAATGTTCGAAATACTAGAAGAAAAAATAGTTAACACCAGAAAAGAACACAAATGCTATTTGACGGGAGAGGTTATCCAAAAAGGAAGAACAGCTATTTTTATAAGAGGAATCCAAGACGGCGACTTCTACACTCTATATATTTTACCAGAAGCGGAAATTTTTAAAGACTTGCATAAAAAAGAACTAATCAATACGGAAGGTTTTTTAGAAGAGTTTTGCATCCGAGATAACATGAAAGAAGAATGGGAAAGTTTTAAAAAGAAGGAGGAATCAGAATGAACTATAAAGAAGGTACAGTACGTAAATTTAAAACAGAGGAATCATTTGAGGCAGAAGGACGTCATTTCTATGAAGGGAAAGTATACGAAGCTCAATATAAAAATGGGATAAAAACAGTCTGATGGTTTCTATCTTTGCAGAAAATGGCTATTTTAATTTCACGCCAGAATTGTTTGAACGAGTAATTGTCGGGTGGGAATTGATAGAGGTTAAGGAGGAAGTGGAATGAAAAAAATAGTATTAGCAGCAGTAACGCTTACAGCATTTGGAGTAGTCGTGAAGTATAGAAATAAACTGAATCAAGCGGTTGGTATATCAATGGATAACAAAAGTGATACAAGGGAACAAGGGTGTTATCCAAGTATCATAGTCACCAAAAAGAATGACGATGTTCTTGCGGTAATATCGGAAGATGATGTTATATATCACGATTCTGTAAATGTATATATGAATGGTGAGTTAGTAGATTAAGACAATGATGCAGATATATTTGAGGAGGATTGTCATGAAAAAAGATAAAGAGTGGTTGAAGAATGAAATATCAAGAATGTCATATGTGCCCGCAGGTTTAGACGAAAGCAATTCGATAATATCCACAAACTGGGTGCTTAATTTTGTTGAACAACTAGAAGAATCAGAGCAGGAGAAAGTTGTTATCCCACAGTATACCGCTTGTTTTGCACCGATAGGAACTAGACAAGGTGTCTACTTATATCGAGAAAGTGGTAGCGTAAAAGTAGGAGACAATATGAAAGTATATGATAAAAGTAAACAAGAGTACCATTTAACAGAACAAGAAATTAGAAACATAGACGAACGATTTTGGGCATTTGCAGAGGAGGTAACGGAATGAATTTGCGTAACAAAGTAAACAGATTTTTAGATAAATCAGTCACGCCTTGGGAATTTTTTATATTTCACTTGGTTATGTTTTTAATCATCGGTCTATTTATATTTTGGATGCGTTCGGTAAGTTAATTATTTTAGGAGGAATAGCCATGGAAAAAGATAAACAATGGTTGGTGGAAGAAATAACAAAACAGATCAATATTTATGGTGGAAAAGGAGAACAAATGGAAGGCTTTAAAAAAGGCTTGGAATTTGTTTTAGGATTGGCTAAAGAATTAGAAGAACCAGAAAAACCAATTATTCCGAAATTTGTTGCTGATTTCATAACGGAGATAAAGCCTAATTTTAATATTAGAACCGTCTTCACTTTAAAAAATAATAAACATGAGCGAGCCCAAGAATGGGCACTGGATAACCCAGATGTATTCGCTAGAGCATGGTTTGGTTATACTGTTGAGAAAGAGAAGTTGTATCGGGTTAAAGTAGACCAAGGATTAAACTACCTATACGTGGAATCGCTACATTTATATAAAGATGTTGTCGAACCTTTAGATTTTAATTATAAATTTTCAGTAAAAGACAAGGCTTTAAAGTTCGCTAGCAGAAACCAAGCTAAAGGTGTGGCGGAGTTGGTTGGCGGAGAAGTTGAGGAGATAATGTAGAAGTGTACGACGAGTTTAATAAGGAAGCAGAGGAGGAAACGAAATGAATAAACTGTTTAAGTGGCTCGCTTCGATTGAGCGGCTATTTGACCAACTACCGATCGTAATTGAGAGAGCGTGGGACATTTTAGTAAATGTGATATTTAAAAAGGAGAGATAAAAAAGATGAGTCTGATAGATGAAGTTATAAGCGTAGACAAGGAATCATACAATTTGTGGTTTGAACGTTGGTACAAAAAGATGGATATAGAATCTCAAATAATCGAAATGGCTAAACAAGGGATAAGTACAGCGAATATTTTTATAAAGAAAACAGACGAAAAAGAATCAACGTGGGACGATAAAAAAGTTTATTTGGTTAGACGTTTGAGAGATAAACGTACAACGAAGAAGATAAAAGAAAGGCTAGGAGATGGCTTTGACGTTGTTTGGGAAGAGAAAGAATACAAGACCAAACTTTTGAATATGGAGTTTGTCAATAAAGGTGAGCGGATAAGAATTAGCTGGAATAACTCTTAAAAGGAGATGTGCCAATGGAACCAACTTTTTATTGGTGGAAGCCACGCAAGAAACACACCAGACCACCAAGTAACTGGGTAGCGTCTGTTTATGGAATTGTAGCGACAGAAGAGTATTTGGAACCGGACGAGATAGACAGGCTAGACTACATTTATTTGGGGTATATGACAAGAGAAGAAATGCTGGAATTGACAGGGGTGGGATGTAGATGAAAGATTTAGTTGCGGATATACTTGCTGCAATCGTGTTTGTTGCACTAGTTGCTATCGCGATACTTGTTACAGGCTTAGCGGTGCTTGGTGCGATTAGTATATGGATGAAAGTGATTAGTCTATTCTAGGAGCGTGGGAGATTGGAATATAACTTTAAAGAGCTAGAGAAGATGCTTGCTAAATATAAATGGTACTTAAAAGAATCAAAACTGATTGAACTTGCTATCCGAAATCCTATGAGAGAAGTAGATGAGAACATTGGCGGCGGTAAGTCCAGTAATCAACACGTAGATGAGAGCACGCTCAGAACTTTGATCAAATTAGATGAAGATGAAACGCTAAATAAGTATTTATCTATCGGGTTCGCGATTGAAAAAACTTATGCAGAATTACCGCAATACTTACAGGAAGCAATGACGGAGTTTTATATCAATCGGCATGGAACATACAGAGGACATGCGAAGCGAGTGTCTGCTAAACTTAATATAGATGTAAGTACGCTTTATCGATGGCGTGAGAAAATAGTTAATAGTTTTTACAACAATTTGAAAGAAAATAAATAGTTGCACGACATTGCACGATTTGAAGGTGTATATTATTAATATGAGAATACTCCTTTAGAAGAGAGAATCGTTTATGCGGTTCTCTTTTTTTAATAGAAAGGATGAGAACATGTCTGATAAATTAAATAGGTTTCAGAAAAGGAACATAGAAGAGTTTGTTAATAATCAAGAGAAGAACCTTGACGAAATGCAACAACATATCTATGACATGATAACGTTGTATGGATTGACAAATGCTGAGACCGCAGCACTGTTAACTTCTGTTATGATCCAAGTATTGAAAGGCGATAACAATAAAGAATATTTAGAACGGTTGAATTTAACACCTGATACACTAGGGCTTAAAGCTACTCTACTAATCCAAGAGATTCTAGCAGGTGAGTATGCTAAAGAGTTCGCAAAGAAAGAAGAAGGTAAGTCATGAATCTTATGACTCCTTTGATACTCAAACAATTAAAAGAATACATTGCTGCCAATGACATGATTAGGTTTTACAAATCTAAAGAGTGGCGGAAGCTAAGAGCTATTGCTAAGAAGAGAGATCATAACGAGTGTCAAATGTGTAAAGCAAATGGTAAGTATTCTAAAGGCGACATGGTTCACCACATAAAAGAAGTTAAAGACAATCCTGAACTGGCTCTTGCTTTAAGTAACCTGCAAACGCTATGTAATGCTTGCCATAACAAGGTGCATGATAAGTTACCGAACCAGAAGAAAAAGTTCACCAATGAAGAAAGATGGTAGTCGTACGTAACCCCCCCGGGTCAAACCAAACGCTGATTCTTTTGGGGAGGCTAGCAACGGGGAGGGGTCATTGGAAAAAATATTTAATCGCCATATCATGAAAGGGCGTGATTTTTATCAAAAAGGAGTGAGTAACTTGAGTAGTGAAAGAATGACTGAAGCGGCCTACAAATTGGCTCGCGGAAAGATTAGAAACGCGCTAATCAAACAATTAAAAGAAAAAAACTTATATCATGAACCGTATAGCGATATGATCGAAAGGTATATGAGCCTTTGGGATACAACGATTGCACTTGAATATGATATTAAAGAAAGAGGAGTTGCTGTAGAAGGGCCGACAAGTATTAAGAAAAATGATTCTGTTGGAATGCTTGTGAATGTGAACAAGCAAATGCTATCCATTCTAGACAAACTAGGCCTTCAGGCAACTGGCATTAAGAATGAGGGTGGAGTCGATGTATAGTGGTGGATGTCGACACTTAGACGACTGGATCGATATAGTTGACACTGGGAAACAGAAAACAAACAAAGAAATGAAATTGCTCATTAGGTTAGTCAAACAAAAATTGAATCTACCCAATACTTATGTCGATCAATTAAAAGTGAAAAACTGTATTGAACTGATAGAAAAATATCGCCCTTACAAACTAGCACCGATACAGCGATTTATCCATGCCTGCATATCGGGGCTTTTTTATGATAATGGAGACCTTGTTTTTGAGGAATTTTTTCTCTATATCGCTCGTGGATTTGGTAAAAATGCAATACTGACGGATGCAGCCTTTTATTTGACTAGCAACCGGCATGGAGTGAATAGGTATAATTTCGATATTGTCGCAAACAGTGAGGATCAAGCCAAAACTTCGTTCATGGACGTTCATGAAACGATCGGGAATAATAAGAATCTGATACCGGCGTATGACAGAAGTTTGGTAAGAATTACATTCAAGAAAACGAATTCTACTATCCGATATTATACAAGCAATGCAGCAACAAAAGACGGTTTAAGACCAGGAGCGGTCGGTTTTGACGAAACACACCAGTATGAGAATTACGATCAATTAAAAGTGTTCACTTCTGCTTTGGGAAAAGTTCCTTTTGCTCGCATTTTTTATACTACAACAGATGGATACGTAAGAGGAGCAGTTCTTGACGACCAAAAGACGGAAGCACTAGAAGTTTTACAAGGAATGGACACAGAAAGTACACTTTTTCCTATGATGTGCCGGATTGACTCTTATGAGGAATGGGAAGATCCTGACAGTTGGGAAAAAGCAAATCCAATGCTCCCATATCTTCCAGAACTAAAAAAAGCCTATATGAGAGACTACAAAAAAGCTAAAAAGAATCCAGCAATGAAAATTGAATTTTTGACAAAACGTTTGAATTGGCCGCTCGAAGATACTTCTGCTTCGGTAGCTAGTTGGGATGACATTTTAGCTACTAATCAAGAAATACCAAAATTAGATGGTATGCAATGTGTTGGAGCAGTTGACTATGCGGATATTCGCGACTTTATTGGAGTTGGGTTATTATTTAAAAAAGACGGCAAACGTTACTGGAGACACCATACATTTGTCGTTGCTGAATCCCTTAAATTAACAAAATTTAAACTGGATATTGACAGAGCAGTTAATGAAGGGCTAGTGACTATTGTTCCAGGAACGATCATGGATCCTGCATATATTACTAATTGGTTTATTGAACAAGTTAACAAACACGGTTACCGTATTAAAAACATAGCAATGGATAGATTCCGGATAAGTGTATTAAAAGAAGCGTTTCAAGAAGCTGGATTGCCTTGGCAAGAAGTTCCAAGCGGTCCGATTACTCATGGCAAACTTGCTCCTTTGATTGATACGATGTTTGCAAATCATACAATTGTTTATGGAAATGACATGATGATGCGTTGGTATACAAATAACGTATATGTAAAAATGGATAACAAAGGAAATAAAACATATGAAAAAATCGAGCCTGAAACAAGAAAAACAGATGGATTTATGGCTTTGGTTCATGCGCTAAGTCTTGATGAGCAATTAGAAGTAAGGACAGTTAAATATAACAAGAAATTAAAAACATATAACTATTAAATCGGTAGCCATTGCTAGCGGTTATTTTTGTGCCTTGAAAGGCGGTGAGAAAATATAAATGGCAATAAAAGAGAATATTAAAGAGCTACCTATTATTAATTGGCTTTTTCCAAATAGAACTAAGAATTCAAATAAAATGATTACCGTAACCAACGAATGGGGTGCAAGTATCCAATTTAAAAGATATGCCATTTATCTTTGCATTAATAAATTGGCTAATGCTTTATCTTTATGTGACTTTCAAACATATGAAAAAGGGAAAAATATAAAAGGCGAAAATTGGTGGAAATTGAATTTTGAACCAAATCCTAATCAAAATGCTGTTGATTTTTGGTATAAAGCGCTAGAGAAAATGATTTTTGATAGCAATGGTGCATTGATTTACCAATCACAAGAAGGGTATTTAGTTGTCGCTGATGATTATGAAGTTGGCGAGTTTGCTTTTAAGGATAATGTTTATACAAGAATAGAATTGCCTGGCGGTCTTAAGCTTCAAAGTAGCTATCTTGAAAGTGATGTAATTCGATTAAAACTGAATAATTCTAAAGTTAAAGATATCGTTGATTCAATCTATGATGATTTTGGAAAATTGATTGCTGGATCGATTCGTAACTACAATCGTGGCAACTCAATCAAATTAATTGTGAAGATTGGAGCCATGTTTGAGCAATTAAAAAACAAAGTAGACGAAGAAACAGGCGAAACAGAATACGATACAGCAATCGATGACATTTTCCAGAATCGATTAAAAGGTGTGTTTTCAGATGGAGACTCAGCTACACCTTTAGAAGATGGTTTAGAAATCGATTCAATCGGAACGGCTAAAAACACAAAATCCGGAGCCAGTACCACACGAGACATATCCGCAATGTTTGATGATATTTTGAACATTGTTGCAGATGCTTTTGGCATTCCGAGAGGATTTGTAAAAGGCGATGTAGCTGATGCAGAAGCAATTACAGAAAACTTTATCAACTTCGGATTGCGACCGTTGACGAAAGAGATCGAAACAGAATTCAATCGTAAAATGTATGGAAAAAATGAAGTTATTCAAAATACAAAAATGAAAATCATGACAGATAAAGTAATGATTTATGATCCTGTTAAATTCGCAAACTCAGCTGAAGCATTCATGAGAATTGGAGTTTATTCTCCAAATAAAGTATTGGAAAAATTAGACGAGGAAACAATTGATGAGGCATGGGCAGATAATCACTATGTCACTAAAAACTATGAAGTTGTTGACAATTTGAAAGGTGGTGAGAATGATAATGAGCAGACTGGAAGAACTAATGAAACAAAGACCAATTAAGAACGAGTTTAAATTAAAGAATGAAGAAAATGGACCAGCAAAAGTTTTTTTGTATGGAACTGTCGGCGGTTATTATGACGGTTTTTCTTTAAGAACAATTCAAAATGCGTTAAAAGAAATTGACTCTGATGAAATTGAATTGCATATCAATTCATACGGTGGCGACTTATTTGAAGGGATAGCGATTAAAAACCTTTTGCGAAGTAGAGATGAAAAAATTACTATTTATATTGATGGTATCGCAGCAAGCGCAGCTTCTATTGTTGCTATGGCTGGAAATGAAATCATTATGCCATCAGATTCACAGTTGATGATCCACAATCCTTGGACAGTTGCTTTTGGAAATGCTAAAGAATTGCACAAAGTAGCTGATGATTTAGAAAAAATGCAGTCCAGCTTAGAAAAAACATATATTGATCGTTTTGTTGGCACGGAAGATGAGTTGAGAAAACTTCTTGACGAAGAAACGTATTTAACAGCTGAAGAATGTGTTGTTTTTGGTTTAGCTGACAAAATTGACTCTGAAGAAAATGACAATCAAGCAGATGATGAAATTAGCGCTAAAGATACATTGATTCAAAGAATAGCTGCTGAAAAGCTTAAAAAACCGGCAGCGGATATAAAAAAAGAAAATAAAGGTAATGATCTTTTGAAAAATTTAATTAAAGTAATGGAGGAAAAATAAATGAAAAACTTTGATTTTGTTAAAAATACACTAGCTACTCAGCGGCAAGCTGTAGTAGATGCTTTAAAAACTGATGATGCAGACGCTCAATCCAAAGCATTCAACGATTTGTTTGCTGGTATTCAAGAAGCAACAATGGAAGAAGCAAAGGCTTATATGGACAAATTTGGAAATGACTATAATGATGAACGTGTTTTGAGTGAGCGCGGATTGCAAAGAACACTAACTTCTAATGAGAAAAAATACTTCAATGCAGTTGTGGAAAAACAAACATTTGAAGGGATTGAAGAAGTATTTCCGGTAACAATTGTTGCTGATGTTTTCAAAAACTTAACTACCGAACATCCGCTATTGAGTCGAGTAGATGCAGTCGCTACTGGTGCTTTGATGAAATACGTTTATGCAGATCCAACTAAAGCAACAGCTTTCTGGGGACGTGTGCCTGATGATATTAAACAAATTCTTTTAGGTGCGTTTAAATCGATCAACCTTGAAACAAGCAAGCTAAGCGGGTATATTGCTTTACCAAAAGGTTTCTTTGAATTAGGACCGAACTGGTTAGCTCAATATGTTGTAACGACTTTACAAGAAATCATGCAAGCAACATTAGAAGTTGCAATTGTAGATGGAAATGGTAAAGAACAGCCAATCGGTATGACACGCAAATTAAGTGGGTCTGTAGATGGCGTTTATCCAGCTAAAGATAAGATTGAGGTTACTGATTTCAGTGCTACTACTCTTGCCGGAATTCATGCTGCTTTGGCAAAAGCTAAAACAGATAATGGACGTGTGGCAATGTTGGTTAATCCACAAACTTATTGGTCAAAAGTATTTCCAAAACTTTCTTTCCAAGACCAAAACGGAAATTGGGTAGTTACAGGACTAGTAACTGGTGATGAAATCATTGAATCTCATGCTGTTCCAGAAAATACAGCTATATTCGGCGTTCCTGAAAACTACTTCTTGGGCGTAGCTGGAGATGTACGCGTAACACGTTATGATCAAACATTGGCGATTGAAGACTATGATTTATTTGTAGCTAAATTCTTCGGTAATGGTGTTGCGAAAAATGAAAATGCGTTTTTTGTAGCAGATTTGGCTGAAATGGATGGTGCTACTATTCCTGACTTGGAAGGTAAAGCAGATGTTAAAAAAACAAATAACTTAGGGGTTCCAACAACTGAACCTGAACCTGAAACAGAAGAATTGCCCTAATAATCCTCTCGTTCTAGGAGAGGCAGCTATTGAAGAAAACTTTAAAATTAAATAAGGAGGGATTCAATTGGCTAAGAAAAAAGAAGAACTAAAAAAAGCATTTTCAAAAGGTTCTACGCCTACTGAAAAAGATTTCCATGATTTGATTGACGCTATTTTTGGTAACAAAGAAGATGAAAAAGAAACAAAATCTAAAACTAAATCAGCAAATAAAAAATCGAAATAGGTGATCAAATGAATACAAATGATTTGATTGCTGAATTGTTGCCAAAAGTTAAAAGGCACTTGCGAATCACTTGGGAATATCAAGACGATGAAGTAAAAGATATGGTTGAAGAGGGAATGGCCTATTTTGAATCTATAGCAGGTCCTTGTGATTTTGAACAAGGACTTGCTTTGACTTTATTAAAGGACTATTGTCGCTATTACTGGAATGGTTCTGTTTCGTTTTTTGAAGAGAACTACCGGCATATGCTACTAAATCTGCAGATAACCAATGCCAAAAAGCGAGTTGAACGTTAATGAAATTCAAAGATGAAGAAAGATTCAATGATGGACTGTTAGAGTTTGGGAGAACAGAGACCGTTAGAAACGCAGAAAAGAAGATAATTGGTGAACGTTTCATTCTAAACGGTAGTCTTTTCTTCAACTATACAACAATTAGACAAGTAGATTTTGATTTCTACGGAACACACGATAAAACTGTAGATTTAAAAGTAAAAACCTTTTATGTAAAAGGAATTGAGGAATCACATAAAGTGTTGATTGATGAAGTCTTGTACGACATAACAGATACAGATCCTACGACTGATAGACGATATCTTTTTTGGTATTTACAGAGAGTTGGTGAATTTGAGGGTGTTTGATTTAGAAAAAGTAATCAAAACGATTGAAGCGGTTGGCGGATATCAAGTTTTTGGGACAGACATGAAAAAAGATGAAGTGGACTCTAATGAGTCGTTTTTTATCTATTACGATAAAGGACCGATAACAAAAGCGGATGGATCAAATCAATATTTGAGAGATTTCATCTTAATGTTTATTACAAAAGAAAATGCTGAAATTGATGAATTTGGATTGATTTTGGCTTTACAGAAATGCCGACTGAGATTTGATAATACCGAATATGATTATGGACGTATTGCTGATACAGAAAGAGAAGCAAGGATGACCACTTTCAATTTCCATCAAGCATTGGTGGTGTGCTAGTTGGTCAAATTCCAATTAAACGCTCAAGAATCTGAGCGAATTGAACAGGCAATGGCAAGGATACCGGAAGAATCTGAACGCATGGTAAATGACGTTCTTAAATCAAAAGGTGTAAAGAAAGCTATTGAGTCAATTGTTGGATTTATGCCAATAAGTGACCGAAAAAAAGCTCATGCAAAACTTTCTAATCCATTGAAACAAAATATGATCAATTTAGGTTTTGAAATAACGCCTAAACCGCGTTTTGGCTATTTAGTTTTTCCGAATGACGGAATAGGTAGAAGTAATCCAGTTAAGCAGCAATTCTTTGAAAATGGACTAGAAAAAGTAACAGATAGTATTTTGGATGACGTTGTGCTTGCTCTAGAAGAAGCAAGCAATAAAGCGTTAGGAAATTAAATTAATAGGAGGAAATAAACATGGCGGAAATTTTAGAGTTTGATCAATATAAAGTAACAAACGGCCATATTAGATTTGACAAAAATGGAACACTAGGAACAGCAGAAGAATTGGGTTGCACAGGGTCTCTTTCTGTTGAACCCGAGATTCAGGAGGTAGTGAAAATGTGTGAAGGTGTGGAAGCAAAACGATACAGCAAGCCAATTCGTTTAAACGGTACGCTTGTTGGCCATATTAAAGTTGCTGTACTTCGCGATATTTTCGGATTGACGGCTGATGACTTAAAAGATGGTGTATATGGATATGGTTCCAAGTCTGTTGGAGGATCAGGAGCATTGACTTTTGACGTAACAGATATCACTGAAGAAACAGTTAAATATATCGCTTTTCCAAATGTCAGTTTTACAGGTGGTTTAAATTTCTCTTTAGAAAATGGTGGAGATGAAATTGCACAAATTGAAATTCCGTTTGCGGCTCATTTAGACAAGAACAAAAAGTTCTATTACGAAGGCTTTGCGGATGAGATTACAGATGAGGACGTTAAGTCAGGTTGGCATGAAAACTTTGATGAAGAATTAGTTAAAAATACTACTCCCTAATGGTCCCCTGACAATAGGGGAAACTAGCATTAAATAATAAGGAGAATAAACATGAGCGAAGAAAAAAAAGAACCGATCAAAAAGATCACGTTAACAGACGGATCAGTTGTTGATATTAAGACTAACATTTCTTTAGGCGCCATGAAACGAGCTCAAGCTGAGGGCTTATTTTCCAAGAATTATCTTCAAGAAATGATTTTAGCGGATAAAGACCCGTCAAAAGCGAATTTTGAAGATATGGAAAATGCGCCTTACATTGCATACCGATTTGCCAATCCTGGAGGGTTAAGTAGAGACGAATTCAATAACTTGCTCCCGAATGATTTAGAACTATTTGGACAAATCTATGCTCAAATTGTAAGTGGTGGAACAAATAACGCGGAAATGGCTAAGGCGTTTAAAAAAGCAACAAAAAAGTAAATAAAAAAGGTAAATCAAACAAACGGATGCCAAAAATAAGAGTTGAAAGCATAGAAGACGTGTATAGCTTCTATGCTTTTTTAGTTGGACTAGATTCTTGGACTGTCTGGAATTTGCCTATAAATGATGTTAAAAAAATCGCAATAAATAAATTATCGATACAAGGATTTATTAATTCTGACTAAAGAGAGGAGGAATTAAATGGCTAAACAGCCTAGTGTTAAAGTTGAATATAAAGTAATCAATCAAGAATTTAATCGTGGCATTAAAGAAATGAATCGATCTGTTAATACGCTGAATAAAGAATTCAAACTTCAGAAAGAACAAATGCGAAACTCTTCTAGCGAGACAGACAAACTTCAGTCAAACTTAAACAAGTTGAATAAAGAATATGAACTTGCCCAGCAAAAGACTAGAATGGTAGAGACAGCTTTACAAAACGTTCGGGAAGTAACCGGAGATAACTCAAACGAAACGCGTATTTGGACTGATAAACTTCTTGATGCTAAGCGGAATGAAGAATATCTAAAAAATGCTATTGATGATACATCTAAACAACTTGATAAAGCAACAGAAGCACAAAAGAAAAATACTTCTGAAACGGAAAAAAGAAAAGCAAAGCTGAATGAATTAAAGGCGTCACAAGACACATTAAAAAGCTCATCTGAGAAGCTTTCTAAAGAGTATGAATTACAAGTTGCTAAACTTGGAAGCAACGCCAAAGAGAGCGATAAAGCCAAATTAAAGCAAGAATATTTGGCTAAGCAAATGAAGGTTACTGCTGATGAAGTTAAAAACTTAGAACAGCAGTTAGATATTGCTAAACAAGTTTATGGAGAAAATTCTAAAGAAGTTGACGAACTAGAAAAAGAACTGTTAGATGCAAAAATAGCAAATCAGGAGTTTGCTAACAGCTTCAAAGATTCTACAGATAAATTGAAAAATTTTGCTGCAAAAGCGGATAAAGTCGGCGGAGCAATGAAAAACATCGGTTCTAGCATGAGCAAATATGTAACTGCTCCAATTGTTGCTGGTGTTGGATTGTCTATTAAAGCAGCAAGCGACTTTGATAGCGCGTTTATCGGGGTAAATCTTTGCCCTCTCTAATAGTAATATTAGAGTAATTAAATCGAGCAAAAACGGTGAAAGCTAATTGTTTTTTCGTTAAAGCATCTGATTAATTTAGGTGCTTTTTTTATATACCAAAAAACATATGCTAATACCGTGCTAACTTAATAGATAACGAAAGGCTATTAAGCAGTGTAGAGCGTAGAAGTTGAATAAATATAATACTTCCACGAGTGTTCGACAGCCTTTTTTTTGAGGGTTGAAAATGTACGCCGAACTATATGGAAACATATAGAAGTAGAGGATAAAAAGCCTTTACGATAACAAAATTGAAAGAAAACTGTAGATGAAGTTAGAGATGCAAACGGGAAAGTAGTTGTTTCTTATGAAGATCTCGAAAAAGGCATTAGAGATATGGCCAAAGAGATCCCAGCTTCCACTACTGAAATATCTGCAGTTGCAGAAGCTGCTGGGCAACTTGGAATAAAAACTGAAAATGTTTTAGAATTTACCAGGACAATGATTGATATGGGAGAATCCACTAACCTTTCCAGTGAAGAAGCCGCTAGTTCTTTAGCGCAGTTGGCAAATATTACAAAAATGCCACAAGAATCATTCGATAATCTTGGTTCTGCTATTGTAGAATTAGGTAATAACATGGCAACCACCGAAGCAGACATCGTTAATATGTCTCTTAGACTGGCTGGTTCTGCAAAGCAAGCTGGCATGTCTGAAGACCAAATTTTGGCTTTAGCCGCTGCAATGAGTTCTGTAGGTATTAATGCAGAAGCTGGTGGCGGATCGATGTCACGTGTTATGCAAAAAATAAACTCTGATGTGCTTTCTGGCGGAGGGAACTTAAAAAAGTTCGCAAAAATTTCTGGTATGTCATCTAGTGAGTTTCAAAAAGCGTGGAAAGATGATGCGGCTAGCGCAATCACTGAGTTCGTAAAAGGTTTAGGTCGAGTGAAAGAATCTGGCGGAGATGTTTCTGGTGCTTTGAAAGATATGGGTATCAATTCCACGCAAGAAATTGATACGCTTTTGCGTTTGTCAGGCGCTGGAGATCTTCTTTCTGAAGCGCTGGATACTTCGGCAGATGCTTGGAAAGAAAACACTGCTCTAACAGAAGAAGCGCAAAAAAGATATGAAACATTCCAATCGAAGCTAGAAATCGTAAAAAATAAGCTAAAAGATATTGGTATTGAAGTTGGCGGGCCACTTATGGATGCTCTAGGAAGCGCACTAGATGCTTTACAACCTGTAATTGATGTTGTCACAGATTTAGCAAAAGCTTTTTCAGAAGCTAGCCCAGCTGTTCAAAATACAGTTATGATAATTGCAGGCATAGTAGCTGCTGCTGGTCCCGTATTATTCATCGTTGGGTCTTTAATACAGACTCTAGCTGCTCTAATTCCTATTGTAAAAGCAGTAGCTGGTATTTTTGGTATAGCTACAGGCGCTGTTGGTTGGATAGCCGTTGTCATACCAATCGTTATTGCGGCAGTAGTTGCACTAACAATTGCTATTGTTAAAAACTGGGATGAAATAAAACAATTTTTGTCTGAAACATGGAATACCATAAAAGAAACAGCTGTCAATGTTTGGAATAGCTTGAAAGAGTTCTTTTCTGAATTGTGGTCATCTATAACAGAAGGCGCTACAAACGCATGGAATTCTTTATCTGAATTCTTTTCAAATCTTTGGAATACTATTTCTCAGACAACATCTGATATGTGGACTACTTTTACAACGTTTTTAACTGAAACGTGGAGTTCAATTGTTGAGTCTGCTTCAAACATATGGAACGGACTTGTAGAGTTCTTGAGCGGTATTTGGGATAGTATATCAAATACAACGATAGAAGCATGGAATTCCTTAGTTGAGTTTATGAAGCCTATCATTGACGGGCTAATAAATGTGATTATGGTTCCAATTTCTTTAGTTCAAACTGGATTAGAAGCAATCTGGATATTGATAAAAGATGGAGCGATCATTGCTTGGGAAGCTATAAAAATAGTAGCTTCGACAGCTTGGAACGCTATAAAAGAACATATCGTCAATCCCATAAAAGAAGCGTGGGCTAATGTTTCTGCTAAATTACAAGAAATGTGGAGCGGAGTTGTTCAGAAGTTTGATGCAATAAAATCAGCTGCTTCTGAAAAATGGAATGCTGTGAAAAACGCCATAGCAACAGCTTTCACGTCTGCTAAAAATACAGTAGTTAAAATAGCAAGTAATATTTGGTCTAGTGTTACGTCTAAATTTGAACAAGTGAGAAGCGCAGCTGCTCAAAAATGGAATGCTGTAAAGACAGCAGTAACAAGTCCTTTTAAAGCTGCAAAAAACGCTGTAGTTACTACTGCTTCGAATATGTGGTCTTCTGTTACAAGTAAGTTCGAATCGATTCGTAGTAGTGCATCTTCAAAATTCAATGCAGCAAAGAACGCTATTATCGATCCGATAAAAGCTGCTAAAGATAAAATAAGTGAATATATTGACAAAATAAAAGGTTTCTTTAGCAATTTAAAATTGAAAATTCCTAAACCTAGTATGCCTAAAATGCCGCATTTTAGTTTAAAAACTTCATCTAAAACGGTTTTAGGAAAAACAATCACTTATCCAACTGGCATTGGTGTAACATGGAATGCAAAAGGTGGGATTTTTAATAGACCAACAATCATCGGAGAATATGGTGGTAAGTTGCAAGGTGTAGGAGAAGCTGGTAAAGAAGCAGTATTGCCCCTAAACGAGAAAAATTTAGGAGGTATCGGTAAAGGAATTGCTAACGCTATGTTTGGTGGTAACGATTTGAGAGATATGTTAGATAATTTAGTCAATAATTTTGGTAATCAGAATATATCAATCGTATTCAATCCAGTTGTTCAATCTCCTGCAGATATGGATATGATGTTTGATAAAGCTGATCATTGGCTAGCTAATAAAGGAATCAGTAAAGATTTCGGAATAGGGAAAAGGAGGTAATGAAAATGTTCGATACTTTATTAGATGGAATACCATCTTCTGATTTTAAACTATCCCCTACCTCCAGGCCTGATATTCCGACACCTGAACAAATGATAGAAACAATTGAAGTTGATGGTAGACATGGTTCTTTAACTAAAAAAGGAGCATTTAAAGATATACAGTTTCCAATCGAATATAATATCCTTGAAGATGAGAACATTAAACCTCTTTTACGCAAAATAAGAGGTTATTTTTTTGGTAAAAAAATGCTTAGATTTACAGATGACAATGTTTTTTACAAGATAAAAAGCTTACAAATCAGCGAAACAAATAACGAAATTGAACAGTATGGTTTATTTACAGTCAATTTTGTTTGTTCTCCTTTCCAATACGAAATGTCCGATAAAGTAACACTAAACGCTCCTGGAAAATTGACCAATCCAGGAACGATTGAATCAGAACCATTATTAAAAGTATTTGGAACGGGAAACGCAGCAATAACCGTTAATGGGCAAACCTTCAAATTGAACGGTATGGCTGATTATATTTCTGTTGATTGCGAATTGAAAGAAGCACATAGAAATGGCGTATCACGAAATGACATAATGGTTGGTGAATTTCCTGTTTTTAAAATTGGAGAGAATGGCATTTCCTGGAATTCAGCTGTAAAAAAAATTGAAGTAGAAACGAGGTGGCGATATATATGATAACTATTTTTAAACCGGATGAAACTGATTTTAGTCATAACGGCTTAGGCGTGTTGGACAAAAATATTATTGATCCAGTCGTTTCCGAAGACTTAAACGGTATTTATCAATTTACATTCAGATATCCACTATTTGCGCCACATGGCTTAGAAATTGAAGGACAGTCTGTTATTCGATCTCCTGTACCTAGCGAAGAAGATCAACTTTTTAGAGTTTATCGTCCAATTAAATCAATGGGATATTTAGAAGTAAATTGTTATCACATCTTCTACGATTTAATCGACAATTTTATCGAAGATACAAATATCGTGTGGAAAAATGGACAAAATGCTCTCAGCCAGCTTTTAGGAGCGACACAATACAAACATAAGTTTAGAGTGTTTTCTGATATTGATACGTCAGCAAGTGCTCGTATTGTACGCATGAACCCGATTGAAGCGCTACTGGATGACGGAAAAGAAAACTCTTTTATCAATCGTTGGGGTGGAGAAATAAAGCGAAATAACTTTGATATTCGTATTAACAAAGCTATTGGGTCAAATAGAGGAAAAGAAATCAGACATCGTAAAGACTTGATTGGATATGAAGCAGATGTAGATTGGACGGAAGTAACCACTCGCATTATGCCGAAAGGATTCGATGGCTTACTTCTTCCTGAAAAATATGTAGATAGCCCGATGATCAATAAATATGTTTATCCTAAAATAAAGATGATTGAGTATCAAGACATTAAAGCGGCTATCGGAGAATATGCAGACGATGAAGATGCTGTACCTTTAGAAGAAGCTTATCGCTTGTTACGCAAAGCAGCTAAAGCAGAATATACGAATAATCATGTAGATGTTCCGCATGCAAATTATAAAGTTGATTTTGTTACGCTTGATCAGACGGAAGAATATAAGGACTTACAGGATCTTCAAAAAGTAGCTATTGGCGACACGATAACTGTTATCCATGAAGAAGATGACATTAAAATTGAAGCAAAAGTTATCAGTTATAGATATAATCCACTTGCTAAGAAGTACTTGGGTATTGAATTAGGAAACTTTGCTGAAAGTTTGACAAAAACATACTCAAATGTTCAGTCCATGTCTGACAAAATATCAGAAATATCAGAAGCAACTACTATTATTCAAGCGACAGCAGATGGAAAAAATACCATATACCGTGGAGATAATGAGCCTGGCAATCCCAATATAAACGATTTATGGTACAAACCAAACGGATCCGAAACAGAAATGTATCAATATGTAGAAGAAAGTGGACAGAAGTTTTGGAAAAAAATTGCCGACACTGCTGAACTGTCATCTGTAAAAAAAGAAGTCTCCTCCGTCATCGCCCAAGCCGACGCAGACCGCGCAAATGCAGAGCAGAAGTTTAACCAATCTGTTTCTGATTCGAAGGACTACACTGAAGCGAAAGCCGCAGAGCTTACTGGTAAAATCAACACAGTAAAAACAGAAGTAACTAAAACTGCTAACGACGCAGTGACCAAAGCTGATAAAGCGATAGAAGACGCTGGGTTTGCTAAAACAGAGGCAAGCACAGCAAAAGGAGACGCTGCAACAGCGCTAGGTAAGGCTGAGACAGCAATAACTGATTCTAGCAAAGCTTTAACAAACGCCAATTCTGCGTTAACTAAGGTTGGTGCAGTTGAAGTAACTACTGGTAATCTTACAGCTTCATATGACGAATTGACAAAGACAGTGGGATTAAAAGCTGACCAGACTACTGTAGATGGAATCAAAGGAACGATAACCAATCATAGTACTGCTATATCAGCTAATGCAAAAGCACTCGGATTAAAAGCTGATAGTAGTTTGGTCAATACAATCAAAGGAACAGTAGATACACATACTACACAGATTAAAGCCAACGCTGATGGCTTAAAGCTAAAAGCTGAGGCAAGTACCGTTAACAGTTTAAGCGGAACAGTATCCAATCACACTAATCAGATTGCTGCCAATGCTAAGGAAATAAGCGCTAGGCTGACGCAAGCACAAGTTAACAGTTTGGTGGAAGGCAAGAACTATGTTAATCAAACGTCTCTGAATGCTACTGCTAAAGGTCTAAAAGCGGATATTACACAGGTTAGCAGTGCTTTTAGCAATCTAGATATTTCCGACAGAAATTTGATTTTAAACGGATCATTTGAGAACGGGTTAGATCACTGGTTTATCAGCGGTATAGAAGTAATATCCACAGAACATGCTGTATACGAAGGAAATAAAGCAGTTAAAATATTGCAAAAAGACTCTACTGTCAATAACTTTCCTGGTGTGTGGCAGGAGGTAGAGGTAATTGAGGGAGAAGAATATACATTATCTTTTGCTTACAAATCTATGGGAGACTCCACTAACGATCAAGGGTTCTTCGCTCGTTTAAATTGGATTGATCCCAGTGGCGATAATATCGGGTTCCGTGATTTAATCATAGAAAAACAAAGTCCTTACATGTTTAGAATTAACTCCATTACAGAAACAGCACCAATCGGAGCAGTTAGATGTGTAGTGAGAATTAACTACCGCAGAAATGGCGGGGGTTACATTGACGCAGTTAAGTTCCAGAAAGGCAATAAAGCCACGTCCTATTCTCCGGCCTTTGAAGATTATGCCACACTAGAAAAAGTAACCAGTATAGAGGCAAATATAAACGGCTTGCAGACTAAAGTTTCAAATAAAGCGGAACAGTCGCAGGTAACTCAGTTGGCCGGACTAGTTAGCAGTAAAGTGGAATCGAAAGACTACAACAGTAAGGTGACTCAGTTAGATGAAGCTATTAACTTGCGAGTGCAGAAAGGCGACGTTGTAGGACAGATAAACGTTGAGGCAGGGCAGACACTTATACAGAACAATAAGATATTGTTAGACGGCAACACATATATCATCGGAACCACGTTTGCTAACGACATTAAAACTAAGTCACTAGACGCTGTTAGAGCCGATATTGCTGACTTACGTACACGAATATTAACAGCAGATGTAATCACTTCGACAATGCTTAAATCTGATACAGCAATGATCAATAAGCTGTTCGCTACAGACGCTAACATTAATGTATTGACCGGTAAAGCTGCTTTTATTAACAGTGTTAAAGCTGTAGATATTGTAGCGGATAGAATTACAGGCGGTACGTTTAATGGTGCAAATATGAACATTGTTAATTTAAACGCCAATAGTATCACGTCCGGAACTATCAATGGTGCCAACTCATCTTGGAATTTGAATACTGGAATTTTGGAAACAAGATTGTCAGGAACGACTACAAAAGCAACGCTCGATGGTGGTCGTATTATCAGTTATTCAGACAGATACGGAACCGCAGAACTGAACGGCGGGAAAATAGATTTTGATGATGGAACGTATCGAGTGGGCGTTAATCCTTTAAACCTGTATTTCGCAAAAGGAAACAACATCCGAAACCTTTTCTGGACATCGGAAGGACTCATGACCGAAGCGGGTTCATTGACCCCCAGAGCTAATAGCTCTTTCCACATAAAAGGGAAGGGAACAGGTTCTTTTCAGTATCTACAATTTATATCCGGTGATGGAATCAACATGAGAGTGCAAAGCGAGGCAAATGACATGACCCTCATGCATGCGCCGAACGGGGCAGTTAAGATTGCTCCATATGGTGGAAGTGACACGCAGGGAATCATACAGGCCGCGAACTTTCAGACCCGTCATGTAAATGGAACCTCCTTGATCTTAGTAGGAGACCGATTAGAAACACCACGGTTCGATAATCGGAATATATATTTGACTCCGAGTGGCTCTGGCTCTGTAGTCGCCAGCGACCGTGCAGAATCTCATTTCTACAACATGGTTGCAGCTGATTTTGTTAAAAAGTCTGAACGTCGTTTGAAGAAAGATATCTCTTCCGTGAACGGGCAACAGTCACTCGAATTGATCAATCATTTAGATGTTGTTAGTTTTAGATACAAATGGGAGAAAAGTGACGATAAATTAAGCGTCGGGTTGATCTATGATGATGCACCCTGTGAGTTGACGAATGATAACGACAAAGGTATTATCACGAATAACGTTCTTTTCCATGCTGTCAAAGCAACGCAAGAATTGAGTAATACTGTCGACAGACATGAAATGAGACTGCTAAGCATAGATAGATTAAATGAAGATGTTGCTCGTATAGACACTTTTATCAATCAACATGATTTAGAAATTCAACAATTAAAAAATAAGATAACAGAACTAGAAAATAAAATACAACAATTGGAGAGTGCAGCTTAATGAAAACAATCAAACTAGAAAACAAATCAATCGTACCCGTGTTTAATTTCTTACAAAGTGTTAATTTGAAGGCAAATAAAGCAAGCCGTGGACGCACACAATTTTCAAAACGATTGGAGGAAAAAAACAAAGAGTTTAATGAAGCTTTAGATGAAATTAGAAAAGAATATTTCGAGATTGATGAAAATGGCGAACTCATTATTGAAAATGACAAATATATTTACAAAGATGAATCACAAGAAACAGAAGTCAACGAGAAAATTAAAGAATTGAACGAAGAGAAGTTTGAAATTCATTTTGGCGAATACTCCACCAAATATGAAAACTTGTTCACTGCTTTAGACAATCTGGAAATAGAATTAAGCGGTCAAGACGCGTTCGCATACAATGAACTAATGGACGCTTATGAAGCTAACGAAGATAAAGAGGAGGAAGAATAATGAGTGATAGTCATTCTGAGTTAAGCCAATTGAACGCAGTAATAAGTACTCTACAAGCCAAAATAAACACTTTAGATGTTAAAGTGGATGATTTAGAGAAAAAGCTGTTAGATCAACCAGATCGTATTGACGGAGGAACTATTTCCGCTACTTCGATAAAATGCGGTAATATCCTATTAGATGGAAAAACAACTATCAAGGAGGAAAAATAATATGGCATTAGAAACTAGAAAACAAATCACACTATCAGGTAACTCAGCTATTGACGGACAAGTGGTGGTAAGTTTAACCGCAACAATTCCAGACGACACAGGAGTTGGTAATGTTAGCCAATATGTGCAAAATACGGAATTGTACGAAAAAAATAAGACAGCTGTACGTAAAGATGTCCGTGAGTTCCAAGATATGGTTTATGCGATCGAAGATGAAATTGCGGCTGAGGAAGAAGCAGTGGAATAAAACGGTAAGGGCGCTCAAACGGGCGCTCTTTTAATTTACAGAAAGTTGGTGAGAAATGTTAAAACTACCGCGAAAACCGCCTAGTAAACTGCGCCAAGCTTGGACTTATGTAAAAGATAGACGAGCATCCTTTTCGTTCACGATCGGCTCGGTTGGATACGGCTGCTACCACTTTTTTAACAGCAAAATTTTGATCCATTCCGACGCCTACAAAACTTTAGATGCTTTATTTGGCTTTGTTGGTGGCCGTTTCTTTGGCCTAGTGTTTATCGTTCTTGGATGTCTAAAGCTGTACGGGATCATTTCTGACAAAACTATGTTCAAATTGCCACTTTACTTCGCCCTGCTGTTTTTATGGTTCACACTTGCTATCTGTTTTTTTATCTCATTCTTACAAGGAAATCAAAACTCCTTGTGGATCTACTCCTTTATTATCGTTGGTATGAGTACAAGCATACTTATGCCTGTAACAACGGTAATTGAGGGGGAAGATAATGGATAACTTTTGGAACAGTGGTTTACCCGCTTTCCTGACTTTAGTGGGCATTATCGTGTCTGCTGTTTGGGGGCCAAAAACAGTCGCTAAGATTCAAGGAAAGCAGAAGATAGATGAGATAAAAACAGAAGGCGATAACAGCGCCGAAACACTTTATATAAAAAATATGAGTGTGTTATTGACAGAATATAAAGAGCAAGTTGCAGGCTTCAAAAATGAACTAGCAGCAGTTAGACAAGAGTTTGCAGAGTTTAAAGAACAACAAGAGCAAAAAGCCGAAGAGTACGAGAAGAAAATTGCGTTTCTTGAGATTCAAATCGAACAAAAAGATGACGAAATCGAGGAATTGGAAGGCAAGATAATTGTCAAAGACAACATTATCGCATCATTGAGAGGGGAAAAATAATGGAAGAAGTACAAACAGCAATACTTAGTGCATTAAGCGCTATATTAGTTGCACTGATCGGAGTCATCACTAAGAAAGTGGTGGCTTTTTTGAATGAAAAGGGGGTAACAGAAAAGTTAAACAAGAAGCGATATTTAGTAGATCTCGCAGTCAACGCTATTGAGCAGATTTATCAGAATGAAGAGGGAGAAGTCAAACTCAAGAAAGCGAAACAAATGATATTGAGCTTGTTTAACGATAATGGACTATCAATCACAGAAACTGAACTTGACGCTTTGATTGAAGCTTCAGTAAAAGCCATGAATGATGCATTTAACAGCACTAAAGTCGGCATGATTGAATTGAAGGAGGAAAAATAAATATGAATAGTTGGCCAAAAGATAAGGTATTTAAAAGTGGGCAAGAGTTTGTAGACTGGTTAAAAACAGCATACCCTAACACTGTTAAAAACAACATTAAAGAGGCACACGTACACCACACGTGGTCTCCTAACCACAGCAATACGCAGTCAACGTTGCGCTTGCACCAGAACATGCGAAAGTATCACGTAGGCACTAACGGTTGGTCTGATATTGCACAGCATGTTACTGTTGGTAAAGACGGTAAGGTTGTTACAGGTAGACCAATTACAAAAGCACCCGCTAGTGCAACTGGTCATAATGGATCAAGCAGCTGGCACCCGTTCATGTTTGAGACTGTCGGAAATTTTGACATTGGGCATGATAAACTAGCTGGAAAACAGTTAGAATCAGTGTTAGCTATTTTACATTTCTTTAACGTAGAGAAAGGTAAACCAATTCACCTACACAATGAGTTTAGCTCTAAAACTTGCCCAGGAACAAGTATCAGCAAAGCGGCTCTAATTAAAGAGGCGAAAGCGTATAAGCCAGGCAAAGGCGGCAATGTTACTGTCGAAGGATCAGGCTTGAAACCAAGCGATACTAAACCTATTACTGTTAACAGCAACTCGATCAGAGACTACCTTGTGTCTATTGGGGAAAGTGGTAGTTTTGAACACAGAAAAGAATTGGCTGAAAAACGTGGTATTACTAACTATAAAGGAACGGCTGAACAAAACCTTAAACTGTTAGATATGCTAAAAGCCGAACATTCTGGAAAATCAGAAAGTAAACCGTCTGGCGGCTCTATCGTGGATTACTTGAAAGCTCACAACGAAAACGGTTCCTTTACTAACCGCAAAAAATTAGCAGCAGAATATGGAATTGGTAACTATTCAGGTACTGCCACACAGAATACGCAGCTATTAGAAAAAATGAAAGCTGGTAAGAAACAATCAGCTACTGAAACAATTGATGTAGACGGCTATTGGGGTAAGAACACCACTAAGCTTCTGCAAGAAGTTCTAGGAACGCCGGTAGACGGGATCATCAGCAAGCAGCACAAAAATGCTATTACCACACAGATTCAAGGTGTAACATTTGGTGATGGTGGTAGTCTTGTTGTTAAAGCAATGCAGAAAGAACTAGGTGTAACGGAAGACGGCAACATTGGACCTGCAACAATCAGAGCGCTACAAAAACGCTATGGTACACCGCAAGACGGCAAGCTGTCTAGACCTTCGCTTGTTGTCAAAGCAATGCAGAGAGCATTAAATCAAGGAAAATTTTAATAAACAAAAGAGAACCCCGGCTATTAATTTAGCTGGGGTATTTTTTTGTGCGTTTTTTTAAAATTAATTGCAATAAATGCTTGCTATTTATTAGTACATGTACTATAATATAAATAGAAATAAGGAGAGGGAGTTGTTAAAATGATCGAGTTTAAAAATAATATCTATGACTTATCAATCGCAGGGCTTAGAAGAATGTTACATGAAGCATTAGACGAAGAGTTTTATAACGTTTTTGAAGATCCACAAGAAGATGAGCAAGAAGAACTACAAAAAGCACACGAATTAATTAGTGCACAAGATGCAACAAAATTAGCTGAACATATGATCGGGTATGACATTTCTTTTATGTTAGTCAAAGAGAAAGATATGATCGAAGAAGTTTTGAAAGAATCAGGTTATGAAGTAGAAAAATCAAATGTCAGCCGTAGCTTGTACGCCATTAACGATAGTGGCGAAGAAGTTAGAATCAGTGATCACAAACGTCCTGCTTACCAAGTGAAAGGCGCTGTAGGGTATGTGGAACACGAATACGAAAAAGAATTAATTGTTGAAGAAAATAAAGTGACAAAAGCACAGCTGATAAATGTCGGATTTAGCCGTTTGGGGCAAGAAGAATACTTTTTAGGATAGGAGAGAACAAGAATGAGCAAAGGAATGTCAGAGCCACTTAAATCGGCTCAAAAGAGATACGAAAGCGAGAACAGAGAGCGCAGAAATTACTTAAAGCAGCGAACGTCTGCAAGATCGTTTATCCGAAATAAAGCAGAAAAAGAAGACTTAGAGGAGCTGAGAGAAATGATTAACGAAAGAGAAAAAATGCTAGAAGAATACGAAGCACTAAAGAACTTTGTTGAAGATGATTTATCAGAAAAAGAATTAGGCAGCAACTTAACTGGTTTTGACATTAGCGCTATTTTGAAAGGGAAAACAGTTTCTTGTTATACAAAAGATTTTGCTAAAACGATTGTCGAAATCAAACTTGCCTCCGAAAATGATGACGAAAAAAACAATAATGTAATTGATAGCTACATCGTTGACTCTGTGGGAAAAGAAATGCAAGTATCATATTTAAAAGCAAAAAAATAGCCCTCACGTCTGAGGGCTTGGCGCGAGGACGCCTTATGTCGAAATCGCCCCAATATGTCGCGTCATCACGACAACGTGGAGTGGTGTCTGGCTTTATTATAGCAAAATAAACGTGGTCCGCAATATAAAATCTATATTAATATACATCCATTTTTTACACCTGCAGTGATCAGCTGCAGGTGTTTTTTATTTTATTAATTCATTTAAACAGTTTAAATCTGGTAAGAATCTGGTATGATTGTCTAGAAAACGCTAATATATCAATAGTATTCGATTCCCTCAGGAGACATCATATACACTGCTTAAACGTCTATGACTAGGCGTTTTTATTTTGCGGTCGCACGATTATCGCAAAACTTTTATATTAAAAAGAGCAATAGCGATACCGAAACTGATTCCGAGCTGCTCGTTTCTAAGAAACACAGGGACAGAGCTTTATGAAATCAATCAAAGGTTTACAAGTAAGGAGTTGGTGTCTTTCTTTAAACAAAGCCAAGTCTTGTAATAAAAATCTGTTTAGTATATGATAGTAACTTGTAAAAAGTTTTTCAATTTCCAAGAGACGATTTTATCAAAAAAAGAACGAAAGTCTTGTTATCTATGGCTCAACGAGCAGAGCATAGTCGCAAGGCTTTTTTGATACACTTGATTAGCAGATTCATTCAAAAATGATGCGTTAAGTAAAAAATATTTCCTTTAACAGAGGTAGAGACTGCAATAGAACTTGTCTGTTAAAGAAAGGTATTGGATATGGCCTCATTTCTGATTGACAGTAAAAAGAACGTTGAAAAAACAGCGAATAAAGCCTTTACAATTGTGGTAAAATAAAAACAATAAGAAAAAGAAAAGGGG